ATGTAGGCATAGACGTGTCCAACGGATCGACACCGTTGTATGTTAGGATGGAATCCTCCCACGTCAAAACAGGCACTGTCTGTAAATCGTCTTCGTCGTCCGAAAACCACAAGAGCGTGTAAGTGAGGGTTCCCATCGTCGTGCAGCTCCCTTGCAATGAGATATTTGCACCCAGCCTCGATGTCTTGGAAGAAATCTCGTAGTTGTTCACGCTCAAGAGTGCATTGCGGGTAGGTGAGGAAAAATTTTGTTCCATCGGCGTAGAAATTGGTCGCTGGCATAATATTACCCAGCGGCCACCCGCCACCCGCCACCTTATATAAGAGTGCTGCGCAATCGAAAAGTTTTTCGATGGCATCCGCTTTGTGGCAAGTTGGATTGGGACTCGCAGCAACTGCAGCAGCTTACCCAATCACGCGTAAGTGGGACAATCACGTTAGTCGAAAAAGGAAATTTGAAGACGAGGGTATCGACCTATCGTTTGACAACAAGAAAGTTAAATTAACACAACCGCTTCGCAATATGCCTATTCGTAGACGCAGACGTGGACGACGTATTTTTCGTGGTCGTCGTCGTGTATTCAAGCGCACTTCACGGTTTCGTAAACGTGGAGGGTTTAAGAGAGCAGTTCGCCGTGTTATCTTTCGTACGAAGGAGGCGAAGAAATATGATGACGCAATCGTTAGTGGATTCGCTATAGCCGAAGGTGATGGTACTTCCCGTGTTACGTATGTTACTTGTCCTGCCTTTGGTCTCGCTCAAGGAGATGAGTCGGACATGTTCGACGGTAACAAATTCTGGTTGAAAGGTTACAGTATTCGTGGACAGGTTGGTACTTCGGGAGATGTAACCAATCGTCAAGGTTGTTGGATTCGTATCAGTCTTGTATGGTCTCGTGAGCAGAATCCTCAAGTATTATTCGGTGGTTGGAATGCGTACAACAGCACTACAACTTCTGCAACTAACCCTACTGCTACGTCTCCTAATGTTAATCCTCGTTTCTTTGAGGGTACTACAGTTACTGAACAGTTTGTGGGTAACGGTTGGCAATTACCGTTTGACAGGACCAACTGTAAGGTTATTACGTCTAAGACGATTGTCGTAAACCCCGGTGCAGAAAACCAAGCAGGTGAAGGTATTATCGCACTACCTACTCCGTTTAAATTCTTCTTCCCCGTCAACAAAGCGCATCAAGTCCGCGATCCCGCAGAAGGTGATTTATCCAACGTGGCACTTACGTTCAAACACGGTGCTTATTACTTGGTAATGCAGGCGTTGTCTAATACCAACGATGTAACAGCTCAAACCATAGCAGAAATGGATTATAAGTTGACAGCTCATTTTAGGGAGATATAAATAAAGGATAGTCATATCTGAAAACTATTGCATTTACGGATAGCCATTCTCCAGCAGCTCGGGAAAGAGATCCAAAAGGGTCAATGTCTTCGTTGCAAAGCCAAATGCATGGTCGTCCGTTGGTAACGGTTCGTTTCTTACGGTACTTGTCAGTGACGGTTCCTCGTTTTTGACATCCAAAAAAGAACTTCCACAATGGGAAGAACTTGATGTCGATGTCGTCGAATACGATGTACTTGGCACCGTCGTCCCAATCGTCGAGGTTAAATAGCCCGCAGAAGTACATGTGCGGGCCAAGAGATCTTGCCCACTCAGTCTTCCCGATCCTAGATTTTCCAACAAAAAGCAGCGAGCGCGGGCGCTCCACTATCTAAAGCGTTAGCATAGCCAATATAGGCCTTGAGAGGATTAGAGGGGAGGGGACTGGGGCCCCCCCCGAGGGCCGTAGGCCCAGCCCGAAGGGCGCGTACCTGTGTGAGATTAGTCAGAACCCAGTCTATCAAGGTAGGTGGTTCCACGAAGGACTCTCTGGTTCTTCCACTATAGGGGGTCTCATCTCTTCCATATCGCCATTCGCAAAACGCCAGAAGTCGTTCAAGAGAGAGCACGTAATCCCGCGGAAAGCGGACTCGCACCGCCTCCAGAAATTCTCCTCTACTGTGACAAGACTCCACAATAGATCCCCATCCGGTCTCGCCCGATATTCCCTCCTCGGCCGTGAAGTTAGCCAGGACATTATCGTCGTCCTTTGAGATGTAGGCATAGACGTGTCCAACGGATCGACACCGTTGTATGTTAGGATGGAATCCTCCCACGTCAAAACAGGCACTGTCTGTAAATCGTCTTCGTCGTCCGAAAACCACAAGAGCGTGTA